CGAGGAAGGAGCGAGAGGACCGCGACCGACCAAGACGCGGAATCTTTCGTTGACGCGCCGCCACCGAGCGGCGTTTTTTTTGAGGTAATCCATGCCTGATGAACAATCGCCAGCGAGCGAAACCGACATCGTTTCTCGTCTAATGGAGTTGGAGCAGGACGAGGAACAACCGCAAGACGACGAACCTGCGCCGCAGGAAGAAGTCGAGGACACCGAGCCTGTTGCGGAAGAGGCCGACGAGGAACCCGAGGCGGAAGAAGAAGCCGAGGAAGAACCGGAAGCCGATGAGTTTGAATTGCACTACAACGGCACGACCGAACGGGTGCCGAAGGATCGTGCGAAGGCACTTGCCCAACAAGGGCTGTACTACGAGCGCAATCAGGCGCAAGTCGATCAGCACTGGAAACAGGCGCAAGAGGCGCAGCAGTTCGTTACGCAGCAATTGCAGGCAGTTCCCGAGTTGCAGGAAGCCGCCGCGCTGGTATCCATGTACCAGAAAGCGGTCGAATCCATCGACATCGCGGACATGCAAAAGCTGGCGACGGAAGATCCGGCGCAATACCTTGCCAAGCTCGCCGAGTACAACACGCTCAACCGGCGTTTGACCGAGGCGCAAGCGAAGCACCAGGCAGCCGCGCAGCAATTCGCTCAGTCGCAGCAGCAGTTCCAGTCCGAGGCGTTGAAACGTGAGCGCGAAGCTCTGTTCAAGGCCATCCCGGATTGGCGTGACGATTCCAAGTTCAAGCAAGCCCGAGGCCGAATCCTCTCCTACATGGCAGAGCGCGGTTTCAGCGAGCAGGAAGTGGGGTCGCTGATGGATCACAGGGCGTTGCTCGTGGCGTATGACGCGGCGCGTTTTCGTGAGAGTCAAAAGGCGTTGAAGGCATCGGCGAAGTCCCTCGGCACGAAGCCGAAGGTGGCGAAACCGGGTGCTAGCACTACGCCGGCTCAAGCGAATGACGAGCAGACGAAACAGCTACGGCAGCAATTGAAGAAAACCGGAAAGATCGACGACGCGGCTCGACTGTTCGAGCGATTCGTCTAAGGAGTTTGAAATGGCAATCGCCAAGAACCACACCTACACTGGCAACAAGATCAAAGAGGACTTCCACGATGTCATCTACGACATCAGTCCGACCGATACGCCCCTTCTCACGATGGCCAAGCGGCTGAAGGCCAAGAACACGCTGCACCAGTGGACCTACGATGCGCTGGCGGCGCCGGCCGCGAACGCCAACCTGGAAGGTAACGACTTCTCGGTTACGGCGCGTGCGCAGCCGACGACCCTCGGCAACTACTGCCAGATCCTCGTCAAGACGGCGAGTGTGTCGGGCACCTTCGAGGCGGTCGACAAAGTGGGTCGTAAGTCGGAGATGGCCCGCCAAGTCGCGCGCATGTCGAAGGAGATCAAGCGCGATCTGGAATACGCGCTCGTTCGCAACCAGGCGTCGGAGAACGGCAGCGCCGCTACCGCGCGCACGATGGCTTCGCTGGAGTCGTGGATCGCCTCGGCGACGACCGGCAACGGTGTCATGGCGACGAGTTCGAGCGGCGGCACGACGGCCGGTTACGCTGGCGGCACGGTTGCGGCTCCGGCCGCGACGGTTACGGCCAAAGCATTCGGTGAAGCCAACCTGAAAACCGCGCTCGGGTATGCGTGGGCGGATGGTGGCGATCCGAGCGTCATCATGATGTCGTCGAAGAACAAGGAGAAGTTCTCCGGGTTCACGGGCATCGCAACGCGCTTCAACGATGTCCGGGGTGCGACCGAGGCGAACATCATCAGCGCGGCCGACATCTACGTGTCGGACTACGGGGTCCACAAGGCCGTCATGAACCGCTACATGCGCGACGAGGCGGTTCTGTGTATCGACCCGGAGTACGTCGGGGTTGCGTTCCTTCGCGGGTTCCAGACGAAGGACATCCCGGCGGCGCGTGACGGCACCGAGAAGGCGATTCTGTGCGAGGCGACGCTGGTCGTGCAGAACCCGAACGCGCACGCCAAGGTCTACAACACCGGCGGCTGATTCGTTCGTCAACCCAACGGACGGGCGGGGGAAACCTCGCCCGTTTTTCGTTTGAAGACCGTTCTCGACCAAGACCCCCTCACCGGCATTACCGAGTGGTTCAACTATGACCCGGTAGCCGATGAGGTCACGGTGTACTCGGAACAGCGAGACGCCGAGATCAAGCAGTTTCTGGACTACACGCAGGCGATCCGCAACGAGCCGGAGATCAGCCGCGATGGCATCAAGGGTTCGTTCTGGCGATACGCGAGCCTGCCGCCGATCGTGCAGGTTGAGTTGCGCAACAAGGGCATCGACATCTTCAACCCCTCGCACACGAAGGCGCTCCTGAAAGAGATCAACGAGCATTACCCGCATACGAAGCTCACGGACAAGATGCACCGATGAGGGAGATGCCCATAGCCGAGCAGGGCGCGATCCTCGTCGATGCTCGGCGTCTTGCCGAAGCCGGGGATTACGAGAGTGCCTCGCGGGTCGCCTATCAAGTGCTAGAGCGGGCGCCGAACAGTGCTTTAGCTCTGCATATGCTCGGCTACATCTACCTGCAAGTCGACAAGCAGGTACTGGCGTACCAGTTCTATCGCAGGGCGTTGCAGATCGAGCAGCGCCACGCGGAGATCTGGAACAACTTCGGTCGGGCTGCGGATGAACTGCACCTGTACCACGAGTCGGAAGCCTCGTTTCGGCGGGCGCTGTCGCTTAAGCCGGACTACGCCGGGGCATGGGCGAACCTCGCGGTAAGCCTCATCAATCAGGCGCGTTACGACGAGGCGCTAGAGGCCGCAGAACAGTCGGTATCGCTCGATCCCGATGCGCCGGCAGGTTGGATCAACGTCGGCTTTGCGTCGCTCGCTAAGGGCGATTGGGGCCGGGGGTGGGATGGGTATCACAAGGCACTCGGCGGGAAGTTTCGCCAGCCGGTGGCCTATGGCGATGAACCCGAGTGGGACGGCAGCCCGGTTGATTGTCTGGTGGTCACGGGCGAGCAGGGGCTGGGCGACGAGATTTGCTACTCGCGAATGCTGTTGGATGCAGCGAAGGACTGCAAGACGGTCGTATTCGATTGCGACGCGAGGCTTGAAGGACTGTTCCGGCGGTCGTTCCCTGGCATAAAGGTGTTCGGCACACGCAAGTCGGAAGAAGTGGCGTGGCTGGCCGATTACAGGCCGGATGCGCACGTCGCTCTCGCAGACCTCGGACGGTTCTACCGGAGAAGTGACGAGTCGTTTCCTCGCGATGCGTACCTGAAGGCCGATCCCGAGCGCATCGCGCAGTGGAAGGCGATCCTGAAGGGCAAGACGATCGGCCTTGCGTGGTCTGGCGGCACGTTCCTCACGCAATCGGGCCTGCGGCAGGCGGGCATCGAAGGATTCCGGCCGCTGATCGAGTCTGTCGACGCTACGTTCGTATCGTTGGAATACCGCGACTGCGCCGACGAAATCGAGAAGTCTGGCTTGCCGGTTCGCTGGTTCGAGCGGGCGACGATGGCGCGCGATTACGACGAGACGGCAGGGCTGATTGGTGCGCTAGACATGGTGATCGGCGTGCCGACCACGGCGTTGCACATGGCGGCGTCTTTGGGCGTGCAGACGTGGTGCCTCGCGCCGGAGCCGGTGCAGTGGATGTTCAACCGCGACGACTTCCCTTGGTACGGATGCCTGCAAATCTTCCGCAAGCGTTCTGATGAGAGTTGGAGCGAAGCGGTAAAGCGGTTCACGGCCACGTATGCGTGATTTCTGGACGAACAACGCCACGCTGCGCGACATAACGCCGGGCGGCGTGCGGTTCCCGGAAGTGGGTCTGTTCGAGGCATTGCGGGTCGCCTGTACGGGTGTGGTGTTCGAGTTCGGTTGTGGTGACGGCAGGTTGGCGCCGGCGTTCGACCCGATGGATTACGTCGGGTACGACATCAACCCTCACGCGCTGAAAGCCGCGCGTCTGGCGAACCCGGCGCATCGGTATACGACCGAGTGGGAGCCTGCCGACACATGGTTGGCACACACGGTTCTGTTGCATGTGCCCGATGACGAGATTACGGAGTTGATCGGCCGGGCGAAGGGCTACCGACGAATCGTGATTAGCGAAATCATGGGCCGCAAGTGGCGCAGGTCCGGCGATCCGCCGGTATTCAACCGGGAGGCGGACGAGTACGCGCAGATGGTCGGGAGTCGGCCGACTGTCATTGCGGTGCCCTACCCACGGTACGGCTGCTGTCTGCACATGCTGGTGTTCGATGGGCGATGACGTGCCGGACGGCTGGCAGTGTTTCGACGTTGCCGCCGCTTTGGAGTTCGTATCGCGGTTCGAGTTGGCGGTTGACGGCGGCGCACATCGAGGAACGGTCACGGCGCAATTGTTGCCACGTTTCGAGCGTGTCGTGGCGATCGAGCCGGGGCCGCTGGCCGATCGCATCCCGACGGACGCTCTGGTGATCCGGGCGGCGCTCGGCGACAAGCCGGGCCGCGCAGGAATGGCCGATGGCGCCGAAAACTCCGGCCAGCGTCATCTGGTTGCGGGCGACGAGGTAAGCGTCATCACGCTGGACTCGCTGAATCTCGCGCCGGACTTCATCAAGTTGGACGTGGAGGGCTGCGAGTACGCGGCACTGATGGGAGGCGAGCGAACGATCCGAGGGCACAGGCCCGTAATCATGCTGGAGGACAACGGCCTATCGACCCGCTACGGGGTTGCCCGTGGCGAGTGCCGCTGCTTGCTGGAATCGTGGGGCGCGAAGCTGGTCGCCGTGCGCAACAAGGACGAAATCTATTCATGGTGACGAACGTCTGCGTTCTTCGTAGCGGGGGTGACTACGGTCCCGAGCATGTCCGGTGGCTGGCGAAGCAGGTTCCCGATCTCGTGTGCCTGTCGGACGTTCCGGTGTCGGGTGTCGATACGGTGCGGATGCGCTACGGGTTCCCGGGCTGGTGGTCGAAAATCGAACTGTGCAGCGACGCCTTCGACGGCGACCTCATGTACTTCGACCTCGATACGGTGGTGTTCGACGTGCCGAAGGTCGATAAGACGACGGTACTACGGGACTTCTACTACCCCGAGACGATGGGCTCAGGGCTGATGTACATCGCGCAGGAAGACAAGGCGCGGGTGTTCGAGGATTTCATGCGGCAACCGAGCCTGCACATGCGCCGGCATTCGGTTGAAGGCGATCAGGCTTTCTTGCAGCAACACCTCGGCGACTGCCAGAAGTGGCAGGACGTTGCGAGGGTCGTTTCGTTCAAAGCGCATTGCCAAGACGGCGTGCCAGAGGGCACGCAGGTTGTGTGCTTTCACGGCAAACCGAGGCCCTGGCACGTTCTCGCTCCGTGGGTTCCGGTGATTCAGGGATAAGCATGGCATAGTCTGACGCATGGCGCGTTCGCTCACAACCGATCAACGCACGGCACTTGCCGGCGATCACGTCATCCAGTGCGCGCTGGTTGAGGTTGGCCTCGACGCGGCGACGATTAGGCTGGCGCTGGCAGGACACGACATTCAGTACGGCGGCAATACCTGGGTAGGCGCAGGAGCGCTCGGCAAGATCGAGCAGATCGAGGAAGGGTTGGCGCTTGAATCGCGCGGCATCCGCATGACGCTCTCAGGCATTCCGACGACGATTGCGTCTGCCGTTCTCAGTGAGCCGATGGTGTTCAGGCCGGTGAAGATTTACACGGCAATCTACAACCGCGACACGCACGCGCTCATCGATACGCCGGTGCTGGAATGGTCCGGGTTGCTGGATAGCGCGCAACTGGTAACGCAAGCGAGGGAATAAGCGATGGCATATGAAACGATCGTAGTGCGGCAGAGCAAGGCGTTCGGCATCACTGGTGAGGACGGCGATACCACTGTTTCGCTCGACAGTGCCGTGCTTTCCGGGTCGATGCTCGTCGTGATTGGCGCTGGGGTCGATGCAAGCAGTTATGATGCATTGCTCTTGAATGGCGTAAGCGGTGGAGGGTCATGGGGGTCAATCACGAACGTCCGGTCGTCTTCGTCCTATGCACCTAACGTCTATTCTGCTGTCGCACACAACGTCAGCGCAGGATCGCCAACTGTAACTCTGTCGTGGAACGCATCGACGAATAACAACGTCAGCGGCGTGTTGATGGAGTTGACGAAGGCGGCTACGAGCAGTGCAATCGATAAGAGCAAAACAGGGACATCCGCGTCTGGATCGACGATCAGCACTGACGCTACTGGCGCTCTGACGCAAACACATAACCTTGCGATCCTGTGCGCTGGCGGATGGATTGGCACACCCAACAATCCGAGCGGATGGGTGAACGATCTGACGCAGGGAAACGGATCGCCGAGCGTCGGGTGTCAGGTCAGCCACAAGAACGTCACGACGACAGACTCGATCACAGGGACTGTTACGTTTTCCGACGCCGGCGCTTCGTCCGCGCTGCTACTCATCATCAAAGCGGCAGTCGCAGGCTCCGGATACAAATACAAGTTCGCGCTGAACGACGCAACGCTTACGAGCGCCGATACAGGGATCACCGGCTACGTCTGGCGTAACGGCGACCCGGATACGGTGCTGGCAGAGAAATACACCGGACTTGCAGGCGACGCTGAGGACGGCGTGTTGTACATCACGAGTGGCCTGCCGGAGGGCGTAGATTCAGGCGACACAATCGTCGGATCGTTCTACAACGAAAGCGACGGCAGCAGGCCGTTCGCCACTGGCACCGTGGAGAATGCGTGATGGCCAGCTTTCTGGAAGTCGCCGTTAGCGACATGCGAAAACCCGGCCAGCCGACTCCGTACTATCCGAATTCCTACGCACTGAACGACGACACGTGGTGGCTGCGCATTTCGGAATCGGCGCAAAAAACGAGAGCCGTTTTGGTGCAGGGGCGCTATCCGACCAGTGAAGCGTGGAACCCGTCAATAAATCAGGATTATGGCGAGGTTAGCTGGCTAGGGTCCGAGTACAGCACCAAAACGTGGAACCGGCTGTCGTGGTGGAATCATGTGATGCTCGGAGACACATACAAAAACAATCACGCGGCGGGTTTTACGGGCAACACGCGCGTGATGATCTGGGGCACGGAGTTGTGGGTAAAAAGCAAGTCGATTGGGGTGTGGACGCGAAGGCTGCATGGCGACTTGCAAACAGGCGATTGGTGGGAAACGAATTTCACGGCAGCGCGCAATCGGACTGATTTCGGTGCGTCGGCGTATCGAATCGAGGCATCGACCGGCTACATGTCGGTACGCACTCCAAACGTCCCGGAGTGGACATATGCACTCTGGCATGGGTGGTCGGCATCTGTCGATATAGACCCGTGGGACGTGGCGGACGTTATTTCGGTGCAACGCACAGCGCTCGTGTTGCACGATCCGCTAGGAATAGACGACCGGGACGCCAGCAGGTTTCTGGCGGGCTGCGGGGCGGACTACATCCCCACTGACGCGCTCGGGTGGTATCCCGGCGTCGGGACATCAAAGGCCAAGTTCGTCCGCGCCAAATGGCCGAACTGGCAATTCCACGTCATGCACACGATGACGGAGGCGCAGATTCGCGCGCCCGGTGGGTGTCCAGACGAATTGCTTGCGCTGTCCGAAGGTGGTGGCGATCCGGGTCCGGGTCCGGGTCCGGGTCCGGGTGGCACGACGATCCACGCGCCGACAGTCGGCGAGTGGCAGCCGCTGCTTGTCGGTGGCAAGGCGGGCTGGGGGACCAGTGGAGTCACAGGCTCGCCATCTGGAAAAATCCGCCGCCGTCGCGGCATCGTTCTCATGGAGTGAAGCATGTTCATCAAGCAAAGCGAATCGACTGCGGCGCGGCGCACGTTTTATTTCACCGCGACGAACACGGCCGACGACAGCGCATACACAGGCGCGCTCTCCGGCGCAGACCTGAAAATCAGCAAGGCCGGCGGCGCGGAGGCGAGTTCCGCCGGGACTGCGACGCACATCGCCACAGGTCTGTTCAAGTACGAGGCGACGGCAGGCGAGTGCGACACGCTCGGAGAGCTGTGCCTGCGAGTTGCGAAGTCCGGCTTGTACAACGACGTGCGCGTCAAGACCGTCGTGCCGTGGGATCCGTTTAACGCTTCGTCTCTCGGCCTGACGAATATCGACGCTCCGATCTCGACGCGCTCGACTCTGACCGCTGCCGCGCTGCTCGACCTGGCGGACGGCATCGAAACAGGCATGACGCCGCGCCAAGCCCTTCGCCTCCTGTGCGCCATCCTCGGCGGCAAGACGGAAGGCGCCGACACGAATAGCGAGAAGTTCCTCGCCGCCGTGGCGGATCACAAGATACGCGCGACGGTGACGCTGGTCGGCTCGGATCGTTCGTCGGTTGCCGTGGATCTGGACTGATGTTCAACGCTCAGACCTTCGGGCTGCGCACGTTCTCGGCCAATACATTCATCGGAACGTCGGGGCTCGCTCCGACGACGATCTCGATCCCGATCAAGCGCGGCGGGGCGATCTTAGCCCTGACGACGTTCGACTACTGGATCATCAACGCCGATGACGAGTTGATTGCATCCGGCACGGCGACGACGGGTACGGATGGTGTTCTCGGGATCACGCTGTCTGCCGGGTACACCGGGCAGACGGTCAACGTGGTGGTGAACAATCTTGCGCAGGACATGAACACTGCCGGCAAGTGGCAGAAGCAATTCGTGGTGACCATATGAACTACACCGAACTGGTCGCAGCAATCACGTCATGGTCGCACAGATCGGACGTTGCCGCGCAGGCCGACACGTTCATCCAGTTGGCCGAGGCCGAGTTCAATACTCGCCTGCGCACGGTCGATCAGGAGACGGTCGCGGAGCTTGTCTGCAACACGCGGTACACGGCGCTACCGGCGGACTTCCTCGAAATGCGCGCCGTCGAGTACCTGGGCGACACGATCAGCAACCTGACCTATGCCACGCCGGAATTCGTCTCCGAGTGGCGTCGGGCGTCGCCGACCGGGGACTCGAAGGCGTACACGCTGCGCGGGTTGTACATCGAGCTGCTGCCGAACCTCGGGGCGGACGATCCCGACGTTGACGGATTCGGCGACGACGTTGCGCCGTTCCAGTCGGGCGAAGTGCCGCTGACGATCCACTACTGGGCGAAGGTGCCTGCGCTGACTGCGCTGGCGCCGACGAACTGGCTCATTAACGCGCACCCGAACCTGTACCTGTACGAATGTCTGCGCGAAGCGGCGATCTGGACGAAGGACGACCGCGCCATCGAGCGGTACGCGAACCTGCTGCAAGGCTATTGGGCTTCGTTGAAGGCAAACGACGTGAACCGCCGTTTCGGCGGCTCGGCGCTGTTCATCAGGGCGGCGTAAGTGGCTAGCCTGTGGGATGCTCTGACGCAGTACCTGCGGGACGCCGCTCCGGGCGGTGCGTTGAACCCGGAAGTGACGCCGCAGGGGCTGCTTGATACGGCCGCGATGGCGACGGCTCCCGTGCCAGTTGCCGGGGATGTCGTGGGGCTGCTGGCCGACGCGAACAGGATGCGCGACCCGGCGGAACGCACGCCGCTGAATTTCGGTCTGATGGCGCTTGGTGCGCTGCCGTTCGTGCCGAGCGCGTTAGCGCACGCGGGGCTAGTGAAAGGCTCTCGGGGCGCTCGTGCGTGGGCAAATCAGGACGGCGCAATCAAGGTTTTCCACGGCTCGCCGCACAAGTTCGACAAGTTCGATCTGAGCAAGATCGGAACGGGGGAAGGTGCGCAGGCGTATGGGCATGGGGCGTATCTGGCTGAGTCGCCAAGAGTGGCGAAAGAATATGCGGATTCTCTTTCTCCGCTAGAAATACTGCATAACGGTCGGGCGGTTGGTGTCTTTGACAAAGACGCTGCGGCGAATGCCGCGCATCAGATACGCGCGACTGGCGGCGATGTTAACAAGGCAATTAAGCGAGCAGGAAACATTTACAACGGCAAATGGCGAGATGATGTAATAGCGGAAATTAAGCGACTAGGCCCAGGTGACGTAAGCGAACGAATTGGCGGCAATCTCTACGAAGCCAATCTGCGCTGGCCCGACGCTGCCCGCGAAGCCGCCGACCCGATGGGGCCGCAGCACTTCCTTGATTGGGATAAGCCGCTGAGTAATGATTCTCCGCAGCATATTAAGGACGCTTTTAATAAACTGCATCAGGATTACCCGGACTTGAAAGAAAAGTTATTCCAAGCGTACAGGGAAGGGAGGGCGGGCGATCATTACTATTCATTGTTGAACGATTACGCGAAAACTGGCGACCTTGCAAAGAATCAGGAGTTTGCCGCAAAAGCGTTACGCGATGCAGGCATCCCAGGCATTCGCTACTTAGACGCCGGTTCCCGTGGCGCAGGCGGCACGTCCAACTATGTTGTATTCGACGACGCGCTCATCGACATCCTTACGCGCAACGGCGTGCCGGTGAAAAAATGACCATCCAGCCATTCATCGGTTGGGCGCCAGACGCCGACGCGACGACGCCGGGCATCCTCGTCGATGTCGAGATGATGGAGCCGAGCCCGCGCGGCATGAAAGCGGCACCGTCGGCTGTCGTCACCGACCTGCCTGCGTTGGCCGCTGCCTGCAAGGGCGCTGCGCTTATCACGCAACTGGACGGCACGAAGCGCCTGTTTGCCGGCACGGAAGCCGCGCTGTACGAGGCAGGCTCGGGCGCTTGGACGGATCGTAGTTCCGGCGCGTACACGACCGGCGACGGCAAGTGGCGTTTCGCGCAGTTCGGCGACGTGACGATTGCCGTAAACGGCACGGACGACCCGCAGACGAGTTCGAGCGGGGCGTTCTCTGCTCTCACGGCGATGCCGGTCGCAAGCCTGGTCGCAACCGCCGCAGGGTTCGTTGTCGTCGCCAATATCACGGACGCGGACTATCCGCACGCCGATGCGTGGTGGTGTTCGGCGCTCTACGATCACACGAACTGGACTCCCGCTATAGCGACGCAGAGCGCGCGGGCGAGGCTTCTGGATACACCGGGGCCGATCAAGGCTCTGAGGGCGCTAGGAAGCCTTCTGGTGGCCTACAAAGAGCGTTCCATGTATCTCGGGCAGTACGTCGGCCCGGATGTGATTTGGGCATGGCAACCTGTGCCGGGCGAAGTCGGCGCGTTCTCGCAGGAAGGCGTTGTTTCGGACGGCTCCGCACATTACTGGTGGGGCGGCGACGACTTCTATCGGTTTGACGGTTCCCGGCCGCAGCCGATCGGCAAGCTCGTCCGCAAGTGGTTCGCGCAGAACTCCGACCCGGCGTACCTGTTCAAGATGGCCGGCGATTACGACCGGGCTTCGGGGCTTATCCGCTGGTACTTCGTTGCTCCAGGTGAAACCGAGCCGACGCGCTGCATCGTGCTGGATACCCGTTCCGGGCAGTGGGGCCGGGCGGATCGGAATGTCGAGGCGCTAGTCGATTACGTTTCCGCGTCGATCACCTATGACTCGGCGGGTGTTCTTGCTTCGGTGACATACGACACGCTGGCTATCTCGCAGTCGTTCGATTCGCCCTACTGGCTGGCTCGGTCGGAGTTGCCGGCCGTCATTGACGACTCGCACACGCTGCTGTCGCTCTCCGGTGTTCCGGGGGCTTCGTCGATCACGACCGGCGACTTGGGCGACGACGACACGCACACGCTAATGCGCCGGGTGCGCCTGCGGTATGCGGATCGACCCGATACGGCGCAGGTAACGGCGTATCACAAGAGCGACGGCGACCTGATCGAAGGTGAAACGGTGACGGAAGATTCGGGGAAATTCGACGTACTGCAATCCGACCTGTGGCACCGGCTGCGGTTCGACTTCACTGGTTCCGTTGAAGTCTCGGGCATGAATGCTGACCTTCAACCGGACGGCGCCCGATGAAGGTCGGCTCCGATCCGAGGCTTCCTCTAGGCGATCTAGGCCGCTTGATCGTGCGCCTGTATGACGTGTTTCGGGAATACGCGCGTGCGGTGAACGATCTGGACGACCGAAGTGTATTGCGTGGCGAAGGCGACCCGAACAACGTCGTAACGGCGTCTGTTGGCAGGTTGTACGTCGACACGACGGGCGGAGCGGGAACGGTGTTGTACGTCAAAGAGTCGGGCACGAGTACCAATACAGGATGGGTAGCGAAATGATCGGTGAAATCTTGGGCGGGCTCGGTGCGCTCGGTGGCCTGTTCGGCAGCGGCGACGACGAAGTAACGCAACGGCAAGAGTTGCCGTCGTTCCTGCAACCCTATGCGCCGCTGTACGCGCAGATGGGTTACAACCTGTCACAGCAGCCGTTCAACCCGTATCCGTTCGAGACGGTCGCGCCGTTCACGCAGGATCAGAACGCCGCGATGGACATGGTGCGCCAGCGGTCGATGGCGGGCTCTCCTGTGGTCAACGCTGCGCAACAGCAGACATTGAACACGATCAACGGCGACTATCTGAATCCGTCGACGAACCCGTACTTGCAACAGACGTTCGACCAAGCGGCGAACCGAGTGACGGATGCGTTTTCGCGTGGCACGGCTGCGCAGACGGACGCGCGATTCGCTCGCGCAGGGGCCTTCGGTGGCTCCGCGTGGAACGAGATGCAGGGCGCGAATCAGCAGGCGTTGGGCGATTCGCTGGCCGGCTTGGGCGCCAACATCTTCGGCAACAACTACGCGCAGGAACGCAACCGGCAACAGCAAGCGAGCCAGTTCGCGCCGAACCTCGCCGCACAGGACTACCGCGATGCTGAAGCCTTGCTGAATGTCGGCGGGATGCAGCAGCAGCAGGGGCAGAACTACCTGAGCGACGACGCGAATCGGTTTGCGCAAGCGCAGCAGTACCCGTATCAGCAGTTCCAGACGTTCGGGCAAATCTTCAATCCGGCGCTTGGCGGGCAGTCGACGCAAACCCTGCCCGGTGTCAATCCGGTTGCCGGTGCATTGGGCGGGGCGATGGGCGGCTTGGGCATCTACAACGCCGGGCAGCAAGCGGGCGTGTGGGGCCAGCCGAATACGGGTGGAAGCGGGTTACTCGGCTCGGCTACTGCGTCAACGCCGTATCAGCCGACGACCGATTGGGGCGGGATCTTCTCTGGCGGGAGGCTGTGATGTACGGCTATCAACAAGGTTTGCTCGGCTCACAGGATCAAGGAAGCGGCCTGCTTGGAACAGGAACTCAGGACTTAATGCGCCAATACCTGCAAAGCCTTTTCATGCGCCGCTATCAGCCGCCCGCGATCCCGCAGCAGCCGGGCATGGTCGGCTCGCGCATGGGCCCAGGTGGGATGCAGTACATGGCCCCGCAGGTCGCACAGGCCGCGCCTCCGGGCAAGACCGAGATGCAGCGGATGCAGGAGCAGCTCGCGGCGCTGCAGGCGCAG